GCCAGTCATGCCACCACTAGGGGCTTGACGGCTTTGAAAAATGTCTACTGCAATCATCATCGCTGCTTCTGAAATGGGCGCGATGGTTTCGTAATCAATGTGGACTGTTCCAGCAATTGTGCCATAAGGGGCAACAAGATGGAGTATTTGATCAGCAGGTGATCCGGTTAAAACATAACTAATTGAATAAGTATCTACAGCCGTAATGGTTTTTGTACCATTAAAAGTACTGCCACAATTGCTAATAACTACAGATTGACCAACTACAAATGGATTTATGTCGGCTGTGGTCAGAGTAACTGTATTGCTTAATAATTGTTGCCCATTTACATAAGCATTATTTTTTGCAAGATAATTATCAATAATAACATTAGCACTATCACAAATTTCTTGTAAAACGGCATCTGTATACAATGAGCCGATTCCGAGTGTGGTTCGAAGTTCGCTCACGGTAACAAATGCCATTTTATCTCCTCTTAGGTGGGAACCTTCTTATTCGGAAGGGGCGAACCGGAAGGTTCCCGATCTAGTGTGTGGTTACGCTACTGTGAGGTAACGGAATGCAGTTGGATAACGGTTAACAACACAAACATAACCGTAAATACCAATTTGGATTTGACCATTGGCAACAACATTGGCACGGATTTCCAGAGTACCGGACTCATGGAATCTCATTGCATCGGATGGATAAACCAAACCGTACTTAGCACTTGCATCATTTCCTGTGTAGTAAGGATCTACAACAAGATTCAATCCTGCAACTGTTCCAGCAGTAGACCCTTGTGAAATAAGTCCATTAGCATTCATTGGAGCAGCAGCCGCAAAAATTGGGCGACCAGTGGTATCTACCGCACCAAGTAAGCCGCTAAAGTCAATGTCATTAACTCCGCCGCCATTTGAAACCAAAAGGTTGTTTGGTGTGCGCTTCATTACACCGTATGAATCCGCAATACCATCTGCAATTGCTTTGTAAATGGTTGATCCGGTTGATGCTGCTGAGTTTTGTGCAGCAATGTTAGAAGCGTAAGCATCGGTTTTTTGAGCATAACTTGTAGCAAGTTCACGGAGATACAAATCTAGAAAACTTGGATCTGATCTGTCAATAAGTTCAACATCAATTGTACCGGCTCCAGCAAATTTAACAATTGTATCTTCTTGAAAAGTTACAGTTGTATCAGTTGATGAAAATTCTGCTCCTTCTGCAGTTAGCGCGACACTTGCAAGGGTGCCAAGTTTCGGCGTAAAAATTTTCATTCCTGAATTTGGAAGCGGAGCGTTTTCAATAGATGAAATAAATGGGCGAGTTGCATCAAGAATTCCAATAATATCTTTTAGATAGTTTGGTGGAACCATTCCTGTATTCTCTGCAACTGTCGCAACCTGTAATGCTGCAACTAAATCGCGTGAATCTGAATCGCCTTGATTGGCTTTGATTTGTGCCATTGCATATTGTCCGGCAGTTACATTTGTATTAATGCGTGGGGCAGTAAATACTTGAGTAGCAGGAGTGTGGACAGTTGCCTTCACTTCTGCGGCTTCAACCGAAACTTCCGTTTCGGCTACTGGATTTGTTTCGGTCATTACTGTTTCCTTTTCTTGTTCTGGCTCTGTTGCTTTTGCAACGAGTCCGATCCGTGCTTCTGAAAATGCTGGTTCAGTAACTACGGAAACCTCTTTTATTGTGGCGGCTGATACATAAATTACGCCATCCTTCTCACTCCATTGATCTAATTTTGCACCAATGCTTAAACCATCTTTTAATCCTTCAGATGCTTCAAGCAGTGTATCTTGTGCGCGTGTAGATGATCCCAACTTAAATGTCGCTTCTAAACCTAATGGAGTTTCAGTAACTTGAGTCATGCGCCCTATAGGTTGTTCAATTTTATGATCTCTTAATAATTTTATTTTACTAGCAGTTATATCGCCAAATGCGCCCTTTTCAAATACAACTTCTCCGGCACTTGTAAAACCAATACTATTAAAAGGTACAATCAATCCTGAGATTTCACGCTTTGATGTATTAGCAGTTAAATTTATTTCAGTTGCCGAGAAATTAATTTCCATTTGTAGTTGCTCCTATTTGTGGCGTAACAGGTGAATTGGATGGTGCTAAATCTTCTAAATCTCTTGCTTCATCTACTGTAAGAATTCCAAGTGGAACAACATCTCTATAAAATGCCGCTCTTTCGGCTGGATTGCCTCTTAGAAAATCATCTAAATCAAATTCTACATAAGAGCCAATAGGACAGACATCATCTAAACTCAAGCGTTGTTCAATTGGTGTTATGTAATTTCTTAATGTAAAATCTACTAAGAATCGTTTTTCGCCTTCAGCATTATTATATGTCATAGATGAACCGGATTCAGCACCAATCAAATATGGTGGAACATTCATCATTTGGGCTAACATTGTTTGCATTGCTTTTCTAGATTCAACTAATTGCTGTTGAGCATTGTCAAATTGTTCTGCCTTAAACTCCAAATTGCTTGTGAGATATGCCGTTGCGCGTGTACTTCTGGCAACCTTCCATTTTGACAATAAACTTAAAACTTGATCTTCCGGCAAGTCCATTCCAGTATTGCGAAGGGTTCCAGATGGGATTGGTTCTTCGGCTGAACGCCGCGCGGCTTGCTCAAGTGATTGAGCAGTTTTAATTGTGGTCGCCCCTCTTTTCAGTACGCCTTCATCAAGGCTCTGAAAAGTAATAAGACTATTTAGCCCACTTGTGGGAACTGTTTTACCATCCACTGAATAACCAATTATTAATGTTGAATTAAAATTATAGTTAGGGGTAACTCGAGCAAAAGGAATGTATCGAAAAGCAGATGGACGATTATCTTCTTTGTAAACTTCAATAATTTGCCAAAACGCATTTCCGTGAAAAATTAAATCATCAATTGTCCAAGCAAGAGTAGCACCGCGCGTTGAATTTGGATCCGGTTGTTTCATCCATCTTGGGCGGGGCATCATTTCATCTTTTGAGTTATACATTTCCAATGGAATGCTTGCCAAAGTTCCGGCGATAATATTGCGACATCTAGCAACCGCACTCAGGCTCATTGCTTGATCGCGTGTGGCAGTTACATACCCAATTGGATCATAATATGCGTATCCAGTGCTATAAACGACTGGAGAGTTTTGCGCTTCCATAATAACATCCGCCATTGCTGGAAATGTATTGGTTGCGGCTGTTACAGTGCGAAAACTGTTTAGAATTCCCATAGATCGCAATGATAGCGCATATCACAAATTAACGCATTGTCAAACGGAATAGATACCTGCAATTTGATTTGGCTTGGATGCGAAGTGAACAACCATAGCAAGTGCCACTGCTGCTGAAACATAATTGCTACTGTCTTTTCTGATTATGCGCCAACCCCCATCTGCTCCTTCTTTACGAGCGCAACTGTAGATGTGTTTAGTCAATTCCTCTTGACCTGAGTGCGCCAATCTGCCCGATGACATGGCACTTAGCATTTCATCACATGCTTGATAGAAAATAGATCCAGACATGTCTTGTACGGGAATTCCAGCACTTGCCAAACGCGCTGCAATCCCAGAAGCCGTATATCTATCAAAACCAACAACTTGTGCTGAGTATTTACGCGCCCAAGTAGAAACATCGGCTGCAATTCTGAAATCGTCAATAGATGTAGTAGATTCCCAAGTTTGTATCAATCCAACGCCAATGCGATCATTTTCCAATTGTTGCGCACCAAGTAGTGAACAATGTCGGCGATCAGGTGAAACATCCACTGCTAACCAAGTTGATTGACCAACAGGCAATTGCAATCCCTCAACTAAACAATCCAACCACGCTCCTTCAGGAAATGGATTTTTGAGCGTTTCAATCCATTGCGTGAGGAGTTCTGTCCTAATCATAGGTTCTGGATCTTTCAACCGCGCTTGAATGGTATCCATGTCAATTGTGTAGCCCAATGCTGGTACAGATTGTTTCAACGCTTCCACATCATCGAATGCGCAACCATACGGGGCAGAATACTCCCACCATCCAATTGTTTTATCTGAATCAGGCGCGCTAATCGCTTTTTGTGCCTGTTCTTTAATTCT